GTGATGACGACCGTGCAAGCTGGAATCACTGCTGGCGCGACCAATGCTGAGATCACACGCTCAGGCCCGAGAACTTCATTCTGGAACTCTGCCGGCTGCTGCTTTAGCCATGAGTTGTAAGTAGTCTGCGCCGATACAGGGCCTTGATAGCTCGCACGGGTAGCGCCTTCACGCAAGGCTGCAAAGCGATCATCAACAACTGGCACGCGCACGGATCGGCAGTTGTAGTGCATCGGCGGTTGCGGGCCTTCGCCTACTTGGTAAATCTTGCCGTCAAGTGACGCGCAGGTAATCGTGGTGCGCCCGTCGAGAACGGCCGAAAATTCTTCGCCTTTCAATACGTCGGCGTTTTGCTTGTACACCTCATTGCGTGCCGCGCTGCCTGTCGTGTTCGCAGCCGTGCGCACTACCGCCTCCGCCTGCGCCCGAGTCCTTGTATTCACCAGCGACCTGAAGTCAAAGCTAGATGAGCTGCTGGGCGAGACTAAGACCGCCAAGCAGAAGGCAAAAGAGCTTGAAGAGGCTCAGTCGGCGGCAGAAGAGGCACGCGCTCGCGAGAAGGGCGAGTTTAAAGAGCTGTACGAACGTGAGCAGAAGGCGAAAGCCGAGCTTGCCGACAAGTACGAAGGCTTTGCAAAGAAGATCCAGGCAAAGGAGGTTGAGCTATCAGCAGGCTCTATTGCCAATGAGTTGACCCGCGACACTAAGCGCGCGGAGTTGCTCAAGAAAGAAATCAGCCAGTTCGCGCGATACAGCGAGGACGGCGTAAAGTTTGAAATGGGCGGGGTTGAAGTTGACCGCGCCAAAGTGGTTGCGCACATCACCGAGAGCTATCCGTTCTTGGTTGACGGCAATCAGTCAAGCGGGGGCGGGGCGCCCGGTGGCAAGACAGGCGGCGGGGCCGCGAAAGGCAATTTAGGCGGCACCAAATCTGAGCGCCAGGCGGCTATCGCTGCGCGCTTCCCTGATCTACCAAAATAGGATTCAAAACTATGTCCCTTTCGCAAATGCAAGTATTCAACGAATACATCATGCCCGCCACCATCGAAACCCTCGGTCAAATGGTCGAGAAGTTCAATGGCGCGTCCAATGGTGCAATTCGCCTGACCACCGAAGGTTTTAGCGGTGACTTCTTGCAAGAATCGTTCTTCGCTGCCATCCACTCGGCCCAGCGCCGCGTTGATCGTTACGCCGCACAAGCGTCCGCCGCAGCCACTGACCTGACACAGCTCAAGCGCAGCGCGGTTAAGATCGCAGGTGGTTTCGGCCCGATCCGCTATGAGCCTAGCCAGATGACTTGGTTGGAAAAACCGACCACCGAAGGCATCGAGGTAGCCAGCCGCAACTTCGCTGAAGCACTGATGAAAGATCAGCTTAACTCGGCAATCGCTGCCTTGGTTGCTGCCATTTCCGCTCAGGCCGCTGCCACCAACGACGTATCGGCCACCGCCGGTATCAACTACAGCACCATGAACGGCGCGCACGCCAAGTTCGGTGATCGTTCCGGCGACCTGGTTGCTCAGATTATGACCGGCGCGGTATATCACAAGCTGATCGGCGCCAACCTGACCAACACCCCGCAGCTGTTCCAGGCTCAGGGTGTGCGCGTGGTTGATATTCTCGGCAAGGCGGTGATCGTTACCGACGCTCCGGGTCTGTATGTGGCCGGCACCCCGAACAAGGACTTCGTTCTGTCCTTGGCTCCGGACGCTGCAATCATCACCGATGGCGCCGATCTGATTAGCAACATCGAAACCAAGAACGGCCAGACCCGCATCGAGACCACTATGCAGGTGGATTACACCTTTGGCCTGGCGCTCAAGGGCTACACTTGGGACGAGACCAACGGCGGCAAGTCGCCTACGGACGCAGAGATTGCGACCGGCAGCAACTGGGACAAGGTTGTCAGTGACATCAAGTTCACTGCCGGCGTGGTCACCATTGGCGACGTTGCCAAGGCCTAACGTGGCGTAAAATAGAAGGGGCGGCTTAGGTCGCCCCTTTTACTATCTGAGGATTGCACCATGCAAAAGATCGCCTACGAAAAGCACCCATTGCCAGAAGGCCGCAAAGAAGAATTGCGCGCAGCTGGATTTAAGATTCTCGACATTCGATTCAAGCCGGCAGACGCGGAACAGGCAGAAGCCGAGCCAGTAAAGCGCCCATATGTGCGCAAGGCTGACAAGTAATAACCATCGCCCGCCATGTGCGGGCTTTGTTTTGCCTGTAATGCTATAATACGCACGCGACTAGGCCGGCCAGCCGAAAACGAGTTAGTCACTCGCTGTCGCAATCCCTTCGACTACCTCTAGACTGGAGCCTATCTGTGAAAACATGCAGTAAGTGCAAGATTGAAAAGCCAAAGACTGAGTTTAGTAAAAACAAAGCAAAAAAAGATGGGCTCCAGGTCGAATGTAAGGCGTGCGTTGCCGCGTACCATGCCTATTACTACATGGTCAATCGAAAAGCCATCAAGGCTTACTGCGCAGCTAATGCCGACAGGAAGGCCGAGTACGATGCCGAGTACCGCGCCAGAAACCACGAAAAAGCCAAGGCGTACCGAGCAGCCAACAGCGAGAAGGCCAAGGCGTACGGTGCGGCGTACCGGCTAGCAAACCCTGATAAAGCTGCCGCCCACAACCGTAATCGCCGCGCCCTAAAGCGTAGCGCCGAAGGCAAACACACAGCAGCAGACGTTACCGCAATCTTCACCAGTCAAAAGGGCTTGTGCGCGAATTGCCAGGCGAGGATCTTCAAGTCAGGAATCAATAAATTCCATGTCGATCACATAATGCCTTTAGCCTTGGGCGGCTCTAACTGGCCCTCAAACCTGCAATGCCTTTGCCAATCCTGCAACCTAAGAAAGTGGGCAAAACACCCAGACGACTGGGCGAAAGAAAACGGCAGACTGGTATAACACTATCTGATGCAATTGGCATAAACTGTGCATACATAAACCGAGGCCAGCGACATGCCACTGACACCAGGCACCGACACATACGCAACCGAAGCCGAGCTTGACGCCTACGCAGCAGCGCGCGGAATAACCGTGACTGGCTCGCAGTCGGTCATTCTCACGCTGGCCATGGATTTTCTCGCCACGCTTGAGGATCAATGGCAGGGTGTGCGCACCAGTCCGACACAGCCGCTCGCATGGCCGCGCACTGGCGTATATGTGTACGGCACCGCGCTTGCTGATGACGCAATCCCGCAGAGCCTGAAAGATGCGCAGTGTCGGCTTGCGCTGGATGTTGATGCTGGTGTGGCGTTGTTGCCAACCGTATCAGCAGGCAGCAAAGGCAGCGTTATCGAGGAAACCGTTGACGTTGTGACGGTGAAGTACGCAGAAGGCGCGAACAATACGCAGCCAGTATTCACGGCAGCCATGGGCCTGCTGAAACCGCTTATGAAGGCTGGCGGCGGCATTAACTTTGAGGTGCGTCGGGTATGAGCGCGCAGATCATAAACCTTGAAGACCGTCGCCCGCACTTTGCCGTGCATGATCCGGTGGACAATAAGCAGCACGTTGTCCCGGTATCGCTAGTGGCTGCAATTATTGACGGTTCGGTCGAGCCTTTCGAGTGCGACCCTTCGATGATGCGCGGCCTGTTGCGTCACTTGCTTGAGGTCATCGCTGATGAGTGACTTCTACAGCGGCCTCCAATCAACCGCCACCCGCTTGCTGGCTCAGTTCGGCAAGCCGTTAACCTTGCGGATTCAGACCGGAGCCGCTTACGATCCGGCAACGCAGGCTAACGTCCCGACATACGCCGACCACGCTGTCAGCGGCGTTATCGGTAACTACCAAGGCCGCGTAACCGAGTCCGGCACGCTTGTGCAGACCGATGACAAGAAAATCCTCGTGTCAGTCGGCACAGCGCCAGAACCAACTGCCGGCGCGCAGATTATCGACGGCGCGACGGTGTATGTGGTGCAGACGGTTAAGGCGCTGAATCCTGCTGGGACTCCGTTGCTGTATGAGTTACAGGGACGCCGATGAGTTTTGCCAAGGACTTCGAGCGATTCGCCAAGCTGACAAATGCAAGCCTTGACGAGTCTGGTCGGGCAATCACGCTTGACCTTTTTGGAGCAATCCAGAAAGACACGCCGGCAAAGTCGGGGCGCGCTCGCGGAAGCTGGCAGACCACTATCGGAACACCGGCAAGCGGCGACCCGATCAGGACGCTATCAGACGCGAAAGCCGAGCTAGATTCGACAGTGCAATCCTTCAAGATGGGCAAAGTGATCTATCTGACTTCTAACCTTGTCTATATAGGAAAGCTAGAGTTCGGCTTGTATAACGGCGGCGGGCCTAATACCACGGCTGACGGGTTCTCTATTCAAGCGCCGGCAGGTATGGCAAGGGTTAACGCGGCGCGCATCCAATCAATGGTTCGCAAGGCAGTCTCGGAGAATAAAGTCTAATGGGCTTCAACAGCATCCCATCCGCACTAATCGCCCGCTACCGATCCGGCGCATTCTTCACTGATGCGCTGACGGCATATCCAAACGTGGCGTTTACCAAGCCAACCGCAAGCACTGCATGGGCGTCTGTATTCGTCATCCCTGCAACCACTGCGCCGCTATCAATCCGCGACTCTGACGAGATGGCCGGCGTGTTTCAGATTGATCTGAATTACCAGATCAACTCAGGTGTAGGAGCCG